AAATGCCTTACCGAGCGGTCAGTCTCATGGGCATTTAGGTTAAATTTATTTATCGTCTTTTTTAACTTTAGCCTTTGGCTCAACTTTGCTTCCATCTGCATTACATTCCTCGAAGCGATCTTGAAACGATTTTAAATCGTATTTCTTTTCATCGTATTCAACAACTACACCACTTGGCTTTTTAAAATACTTACTCATTTTTACTCCTTTAATAACGGGCGGGAGTTACCCCGCCCATCATCGTTAATCGGTTAAGATTAGGAAACGTCACTCAAGATATAGACACCATAGGCATCTTTAACTTCAATTTCGCCCCAGAATCCGGTTGCCACGTATTTCGTTAGGCGTTCAGATTCTTCTCTTTGTGTTCTAATGCGGAATAAACCTTCAGCACCAACACCAAGACCAACAGCACCTTTAGACATTGCAAAGCCGGCTGCATCGCCGCCGCTGCCCACATCTTCAGAGATTTGGTCGGACCAGTAAACTGAAAATCCCGCGATTTGTCCAACGAATCCCGTTGCAAAGGCTTCTTCGCCTTTAGCACCCATCATTCCTACAGAACGTGCGGTTGCGGTATCGGTTGTACTTGAACCGGCGGTATCAATTGCCGTGTTATGTAGCAAGGATATGATTCCTTTTGATCCCCAAACCTGGGCAGGGGAAAGAACTAATGAATACGGCATCGGCGCACCGGCTGCTCTCAATTGGCGCATTGCACCAAATACATGAGATAAAGCCAATGAAGTTCCTGCGCCACACTCTGTTTGCGAAAAAGCAACGCCAAGCGCAGTAAGGTCCGCGTCGAGCTTCGCTGCTACTGCATTTCCGAGAGCAGGACCCGCTTGTCCTTCAACATCATCTCCAGAACCCATCAATACGAGATCACTCACTTGTGATTCGATAACGTGTTCAGAAACGGTAGCAGTACGTGCGGCCGATGTAATAGCAATTGCAGTTGTTGCAGTTGCTTGAGTCGCGGCACTTACGTTTGCTGACGTTAGTTTTGTCCAATCAGAAAATTGAACGTGATTTGATCCTTTTACGGCCTGTTTTACAGTCACAAGAGGATACATTACGTTCACATGATTGAACGCTATAACCGCATCGCCAATGGTTCTTCCGAGTCCACCGGCAGCGGTTGTGGTATTTGTTAAAGCCAAAATTTGACTCCTTTCAATGTATTAAAAAATTCAGTCATCATACGGCTTTTTCATCGTCCCCGGTCCGAACCCACTAAACACACCAACGCTCTCCGGCTTCTTGCCCTTCTGTACTCGCTCCCCGCGTTCTTCATGAATATCAAGATAGTCGTCATAAGAGACGGAAGAACCTTTGTAAGTACATTCAACATCTTCGCCACGATCTACTTTCTTGTGACGAAGGTCATTGTTTGGATCAAGAGCCTTTTTAAATAGATCAGTTGCCATAACCGATCTTTATATTGCCGGACGTTTGCGGATTGTTGGCTTTCTTGTATCCAGATGGATCAAGTGATGCCCATTCTTCAAACGAAGCATATCCGCCCGTCGATGTTGGTTTAGAGTTATCTACCGAAGCCGGTGATGGAGTCGTAGAAACTTTTTTGACATGGACTTCCAATTTTTCAAGTGGTAATCCATCGTAAATAGCACGATCTTCTTCTGGTAATTCGGCGAGCAAAGAATCTCGCTTCTTTTCATTGTATTCATCGAAGGCATTGGCTTTCTTTTCGGCTGCTTCAAGTTTGGTTGTCATATTCGCCATGATCTGTTCGTATTCACCTTTTGATTCCATTTCCTTCAACTTCCGGGATTCGGCCTGTTCCTTTGCATCCTTTCTGAATGTGTCCAGTTCAACCTTCAATGCGTTTTTTTCGTCCACCAATCCGCTAAATCGTGCGTAAGGGACTTGATTGACGGGCTGCTTTTCTTCGCTTGCAGTTGTAGCGGTGTCCTGTTTTACGTCTGGGACTTCGACTTGTTGTTCACTCATTTTAACCTCTTGTTTGAGTTATGTAAATCTTTAACCAATGCTAATGTTGATTGGTTTGCTTGCATACTTCTTGACATTCTTGCCAATAAAGTCGCTTATGTTTTTAATAATTTCTTTTTGATTCTGGTCATTGATTCCAAATATATTTCTGTCATTGTCCGCATTACCTTTAACTTTTAAGCCATCACGAAATACAATATCCACACCCACATTCGTCGGCTTTTGTGCTGATATAGAACCAAGCATTTGTCCCGACAATCTTAAATTGGGTGGACTTGTTTGCTTGGATTTACTTACGCCTTTAGCACCGGCCTTACCCGCCGCCTTCTTCGTAACATATTCAGATGTATATCCTTTAAACTTATATCGTTTCCCTGTTTCACTCGTTCCGAATCCTTTATCTGAATCCTTTACAATTTTAGTTGCAGCCTTGCCACCTATCTTCGCCCATAATGAACTTGGTAATTTTAAAATATCTTCCGCCTTCATTTTATCATCCAATCGTGTCTGCAATTAAATCCACCACGTACACCAAAAGGCGTTAGGCTTGCCATTACTTCGGCTTCGGTATATCCTTTGTCCGGTTCATCGCCTAAAGTTGTGGCGCATTCATCCCTGGTAACGTCATCAAGCGGACCAACGTAAGTCCATCGAACATCTTCGCCTTCAAATACTTTATGTCTCGCAAGATTATCGAATTGCCTAAAGCCGTCATTTACCGCCACATTCAATTGATGCGTTTCAAGGTTAATTGTTTCTGATAATCTTTTTACGATGGATGAAGGACGTTCGCCAGATATAATACCTTTAAATAAACCATCTTTTAAATCGTTAGCATATACGGTTGCCTTACCTAATAATGTCGATGCTTCCATGTCTTGTAATAACTCAAGTTGTCCAATCGTTGCACCCTTAACTGTCGGGATTCCACGCCTTGCAGCTTCTTTAGCTATTACATCAACTTTCCCCTCATAGGCTTCCATTAAACCATTGACGGCATTGGTATATCCACGATCCAATAATTCTTGAAAGAAATCTAATTCTTTTGCAATCGCCACAAGTTCTGTATCGCTTAACGTGTCCATTCTTTTTGCAATGGTCTTTAGGTCATTAAGCAATTTCTTCTCAATGGCTTGGATTTGGCTCATAAATTTGCTTACTGGATCAGCCACCTAATATCCTCTGTATTGCGGTTGTTGGTTGTTCTGGTTGCTGCGCTTCTGCTTCGGCCTTCTTATTCTCATCTACTCTTTCCAGAAGTGTCTTTAAATCTTCTTCTGAAATGTCTGGATTGAAATGCCGGATCAAGTCCGTGCGATCCATTAGACCTTTAGCCATCATAAATTCTAATCGTTCAAACTCTTGCTTCTGATCTGTAGGAAATTCTATTTCGGCGAAATCCACCGAATAATTTTCACCCATATCTTTGCCCGTATGTACACGGATAATCTCACGATCCACTTCATATCTTTCATGCTCCCAATCTCGCCATTTAGGTATATCTGATATTCTACTCTCTAAATTTTCCATCTCTAATAAACGTAACGCCGCGCCGCTTGGGGCATTACCCGATTCATCCCACTTGATTCGTAGATGGTTGTTGATAGCCGTTTGATTGGCGAATGATTTACTTACCTCAATCATCTGACCAAGATTGGCGGGACTTGATACAAAAGAAAACGAACTATCGGGTGGCATTAAAAGCACACGGTCTATACCCAGTTTCATGTGAGTAGCTTCTTCGATCCCCGTTGCTACAGGCTGACCAAAAGCGAACCGGGTTGCTAATGCTATTTCTGTATTGGCTATGCCTATTTGAACGGCTGCCCTTATAACATCTGAAGCACTTGTCGTATAGTCAACGAAGGTCACAGGCATCCGAGAATATGGGTTGATATTGTCGGAATTGACTTGAATCGTTCTTCCGGCTTGGTCAAACTTCAAGTGGATTCCAGGCACTCCATCTCTTGCTTCTGACCAGAATACGAATATGCGGTTATTCTTTGCATCTCTGCCTACCTCATATGAGACACCGAACGCACGAGACTCGCCTTCAATGAAGTATTTCTTGAAGTAAGGAATCAAATCGTATTCTAATTGGTCACGTCCCCACTTACTTCGGAACGCCATACCGCCCGTGAGCCACGATGTTTCATTAAATTCTCTTGCGACTGTATCAAGATGATGTGCGGACTTCATATAATCATCTGCTTGTTCGCCATTTATCATCCGCTTCGGTGGATTCTTGTATATCATATTCCTGGCACGAGCGAAACGTGGTACAATTTTCTGTGGAAAAGGCGGCACTTGTTCTAATGTGGAAGGAGAGAACCATTGCTCAATATGCTGATCCACGTTTGTGTGATAATAGAAATCCAAAGCCGTTTCACGCTCTGCATTTTCTTTTTCTTCAAATCCTTTTTGCGCCCGGCGAATAGAGTCAAGGACGATCTGCTCGGAATGATTCGGGAGGACTACGTCGTTTACTGTCATCATGCTTTGAACATCCAATCTTTATATAAGTCAGGTCGCAATTGTGCATTGCGTAAATTCTTTTTTATTTGTCTAACATTCTTTTTATCCAATTGCCACCCGTACATCCACAGCCCAATAAATACCATATTGAACATGAGACTGATACCGAAGATGAAGCCTACCA